ATTTAGATTGCAAATATAAAACAAATTTTTGACAGTAAAAAACTTTTTTTAAACTTTTTTTAATTCTTTACTAGGGAGTCCGGTCCCGGTTGGGCGCCTGGTGCCTGGACCGGCGGACCACCCGTACTAGGGAGTGGCCTACTGGCTCGGCCGGCTGGCCTGTTATCCAAAGATTATATCTTCGAAGAACACGGTCTGTAGTATTACATCAGCAGTCTCGGCATCGTCGTTCTCATTGATCATGTCGGTTAGGAATCTCAACGGGGTTTTTTGAACCCGGTCGTGGACATCAGCTAACGAGACCGAGCGAGTGTATTCGCCGTCGCATTCAACATCTACAAAAGTTAGACTACCGCCGTCGCGTAGGATTTGCATGAGCACGTCCTCGAAGCATGGGCTCTGAAGTTTTGTCTTTGCTGCGCTGTACTGCTTGTCGCTGTACTCGAATTCTAGACCGTAACCGATCATGTAGCCTAGGCCGTTGCAAAGAGCGTTGTGGAACATCTGTTCTGATTCTTGGTGGGTTAATTGAATTTGCATATAAATTGGGTTTTATGAATTAATTGATAGAGCAAATATAAAACAAATTTCTTAAACCAAAAAAGCTATTAACATCTGAACCATTGTCCGCAATTGCGGCATTCTGAGTAATCGTCTATTTTAAATGCTCTGATTATCCATGACCAGCGGTTAGAATTTCTAGGTTCCTGTGGGTCAGCATAGACCTCTCTTGCCTCGCAATACGGGCAACAAAGACCTTGTGGATTGGGTTGCTCGCTTCCGGTCCTGTTGATTATTAAGCTCTTAATTTCAGGGCTTTTGATTTCCGATAAATTTGATATTTCCATGTCTATATTATTTTAGTAAGCAAATATAACAATAATTCTTGACAGTAAAAAATTTATTTTCACTTTTTTTAAAAAAAGTTATAGACATAGTTATGGACATAGAAAAGGGAGGACCAATAGGTTCCCTCCCAACTCTTTGATAAGATTCTATTACTACTCGTGAACGATGAATACTGCGGGACCGCAGGCAACCGGCTTGCCTATCAGGTCGTCAATGAAGTATCTCTCATTATTTGGACCCAAAAAGATTTGGTCGTCAGTCCACTCGTCAGAGCAGAGTAATAGATTTAAGGTTTGGGTCTCATCGTATTTTTCTTGACGACCCCAGTTGTCAACTGTCTCGGCGCAACCGACGATTTTAATTGCTTCCATGTTAAATTGTTTTTATGGTACAAATATAACTAAATTCCGCGAAAAAGTAAAATTTTTTATCCGATTATTTTTCCAATCTGTCTGGCTGCGGTCTCGCCCGCTAAGAGTAATTCGCAGATTACCTTTGCACCGGAAAGAGTTTCTTCTTCCTCGGATTCGGGTACCCATTTCTCCGTCTCGCCGAATAGAGTGTATATTCCACTGACTTTACCCTCACGGTCTAAACGGATCCATAGCTCGCCTAGCTCGCAACTGCCGTGGCAGTGTCTGTCTTTTACGGGTTCCCAACTTATTTTTTCCATGGTATATCTATTGATTTCTTTTTCTTGACCAGAATACTACTGTAATGAACATTATGAATACTATTGCAGTAACTTTAATAATATTAAATACTATACCAAATAAACCAACAAAGGAGACCTTGTGAGTCTCCAATTGCTGAATCAATCAACTAAACCAATTTATCATTTTGCGGTGGAGTTCGGTGTTGCTCCGACGATTCTCTCAAGCGGGTTCTGACCTTTTACCCGTAGAATCCTTTACTCTAGTCAGTTGGTAACTCTTGTTACTTCCTCCACCAGTTGTAATCTTTTATTATTGTTATCTTACCCAATACCAAGGTCTTTTAACATCTTCTTCACTTCTGTTTCTCCCTCTCTCGCACTGTGAATCCGGTTAAGTAATTCTTCTAATTCTTCTTTGCCGGCTTCGGAATCCAGGGCTCCAATACTTACGGTTAAGACCTTGCCAAGTAACAGGATATCGGGCTGATTTCTAGAGATTCCTCCGCTGACCAGGCTGGCGGCTAGGCCAGTCAGATCGCGAAGTATCTTGTCTCTTTCTTGTTGATTGGAGGTATTCATAAGTTTATTATACCCAATTCTCGAAGAGACTGGATTACTTGGTAATTCCAAGTCTCTCTGCCTCAACTGCCTGTAATTCGCGGTGCACGTTTTGGAATACCTCATTGAAGCTCGCTTTCTCCGCAGGTTCGTAAGTACTCTGAATTCTGGGCTTGCCGACGGTCAGGCTGTAGCTCTCGCCGGTAGCTGGTTTTCCGAATAGGATTCTTTGAATTAACTTCTTCATGACTTTTGGGTTTTAATTGTTATGGATAATGTACTCTTTACTAGGGAGTCCGGTCCCAGGTCCGCTCCAACCGGCCAGAGAAGCCGGCCACCCGTACTAGGGAGTGGCTCCTCCGCCCGGCCGGTGCCGGATTACCCGATTGGGTCGAGCAATCCGAATTCGGCAAGCGGTCTGAGACTTAGATCTCCGAACTGGCGGGTAAAACATTCCGGTCCCCAACCAGAACGAATACTTTCCGGTACGGTTAGGGTTCGGCCGCAGGCAAAGCATTTACCGCAGTGCTCGATCTCTGCAGACTGCAACAGTTGCGGAGCCTTGATCGCACGGATCAGGAATTCGGCGATCTGAACTTCTCTGGCCGAGGCGTCTCGACCCGGCTTGAATCTGCCCGAATCCGCGAAGTAGGCTCCGACATAGCGGTGGCCAAGGTCTCCGTCCTGCAAGAGCGCAAGCGACATGAAGTAACAATTACCGGGCTTGCCGGTTTCGCGGTCCTTGCGCCGTTTCATCTTGACCTTGATCCATTGACCGGTCGCTGGATTGGTGATCGTTAGTCGGGAGTTGCCGGCAAGGAGAGCGGCTGGAAATGTGGTGTGATTAAGCATGGTTTGTTGGAATTTGATAAAGCAAATATAACAAAAATCCGCGAAACAAAAAATTTATTTTCACTTTTTTAGAAAAAAAAATCCCAACCTCCTGGGCTGGGATCGCTAAGAAAAAATTTGCTAGGCAACGGGGCCGATGAGGTCCCATGCGGTTTCGCCGGTCGGTTTGCCGTTGCGCAGAATTTCGTAGTTTGGATCGGTACCGCTCTCGAGAACGTCGGTTAAGAGTTCGTCGACCGTGCGGAACTCCTTCTGGTAATAGTTGCAATCTAATGTATACATATCTTTACTGGATTTAGAAAGCAAATATAACAAAAATTTCTCAAACAAAAAAATTTATTTTCACTTTTTTAGAAAAAAAATCCCAACCTCCTGGGCTGGGATCGCTAGATTAAAAAACCGTCAGGATTATTCCGATTTCTTTTCCGCACGGTTGCGGTTTGGAAGCATGAGGTTAAGTAGGAACACGAGACCCCAGGCCTGTAGAGCGGAAATCTCCTTGACACCGGTAAAAATTTCTGGAATCAACCAGTTCCAGAGCCACTTGACCGGATAGGCAATAAGTACCGAGGCAAGAAAGGCAAGGCCAGCTGCAAGGAGTATGGCCGCGAGTAGAGTTGTTATCTTTTGCATGGTATTTTTCTTTTATTTTTTTTAGAGATGGGTTATTATATTTTACCAACGTTTCCCGGCCCTGGTCGCGAGTAGAGCCTTGACCCGCTTGTGTAAGACCTGTCTCTGTACCGTTGCTCCCTTCTTTGCAAGTTCGGAATCTATCCAAGTCCAGTCTATTAGACCCTTTCGGTCCAGAGCCTGCTCGAGAATCCGGTCAATCATGTCAATCTGTTTCTGCATATTTTAGAATCTATCTTTTTTCCATTTTTCATCACCTTGTTCTTCTAATTTTTTCACAATTTCTAAAGCCATATTTGATGTTTGTGTTTTAGCATCAAAATCATAAGCAATTCTACCGATTGAAAAAACCAAATATTTAAAATATTTTCTTCTTTATTCATAACTTTCTATTGTTTTATCGTTATATGTTATTGTGATTAGTTTTGTTGGGACTTCTTGTTCATCCAATACACTTTCCATTTCACAAGTAATACCCCAATTATCCCAAGACCATTTATTTCTTTCTTCCAAACTCAACTCTCTTTCTTCAACCTTTAATCCCCACAATTCTGAAGTAAATGTATCTGTTTTAATTTTATCAATAAACTGTTTTTCATCTAGCCAATCCATACTGTCATCTCGTATAGTATCAAAATAGATATCATACACCTTATCAATAATCTGTTGTTGTTCTTTATTCATAATTAATCTTTAGTATCATTGTTGTCTATTAAGGTTTTTTCTAAATGGAGGCCAAGTTCCTGCAGTCTGACGCCAATTTCATGCGCCCATTCAAACTCCTCCCGCTCTACTGCCACCTTCTGCGCAATGGTCAGAGCCTCTCCAATTCGGAAGATTAAGTATTCTTCAAGCTCCTCGGACCAGGGTTGACCGTGAGCACTCGCCCGGATTTCGGATTCCAAACCTCGGATTGCCCAACGGATCCGGTGCCAGTCCCGGCCAGACCTCTCGAGAATCCTGAAGAATTCGGTAACTAAAGTTTTGGATAACATCTTTTTTCTGGGGTTAAGTAATAACTTCTTATACTCCAACCTGGTTCCAGGTTCTCGAGACCGACCGCAACGCAAACAGAAAAATCGCAACGCAAACCGCAACTAGTCGCAACGCCAACCGCAACGTCCGGTCTGACAGGTCTGAACAGGTCTATGGGACTGTCCCTGTCTCGCGACCGCCAACCCTCGGCGGTACCGCCAAAAACTTGCAAGCGGTTGGCCGGCGGCTATCTGTCCGGGGCAACCGGCTCCTGGTCACGGCTCGGAACCGGCCCCGAGTCAGCCGGGTACTGCCCGGACTGTGACCCCGGTAGTAGCCCCCGGGCTGCTCCTGGCTGACTCCGGTAGTGACCCCCAGGTCATCCCGGTAGTGGCCCCCAGGCTGCCTGGCGGTGCCCCGGGAGTGACCTTGCCGAGGTAATAAAAGTACTCCAGGAGGACGGCCGCAGCACTTTACTTTTTTCCGAAATCCCCATGGCCAGGAGGAGGCTTCCCGGACCAATTTCGGTATCTACGGGTCCTAGGGTTTCCCGGTCTCCGCAATTGACCTAAAATTTGAAATTTTGGGCCGGCCCTCTACCGGTTAGAGATTCTCCCCCGGGCTTGGGCTACACGTAGCCAGTAACTGGGTCGTATTTGCCGGTCCCTCTACCCGGGCCAGATTCTCCCCCGGAGGTAAAGTGCCCAAACAGAACAATGAGCCTGTTTTGGAGCAGGCTCTTTAGGGTATCCGGACTCTCCATGGTCCAGGTTGGAACCACACAATCGCACCGGACCCGATTGTTCTTGAGTCCAAATGCCCCGGCCTTCAGGGTTGCGATCGGTCCCTTGGCTTCCATTTCAACCCGGAGTCCGGAGTCTAAGCCGGTTGAATCGGTTATTCGGAGTCCGATAAGTTCAAGCCCATGGCCGGTCCAGGTCCCCGCGTATTGGCTCTTGCCCATGATGCGGTCTATCTGGGTACGGATGAGTTCCTGGTCTCCAATGATTCCCATCCGCCAAAGTTCGTGTAGATCTGCTAATGTCATCTTCTGGATTTATCTCTCTAATCTCTTTCTTGATGGTTATGGACGAGTTGGACAACCCATGCATTTTCAAATTCATACATGCCACATACAAGCAGAGCATCGGCTAGCGTATCATAGAAGTTCATGCGGCCCTCCTCGTTCTTCATGAAGTCCATGGTTCTGAGGTCTATAATTATAAACTGTCCTTTCATAAGTTTAATGTACCCAAAAAAACGGGCGTGCCTGCACCGCCGGCAGAACCCCCTTGGCGGGGCCGGGCACCGACTGGCGAAACTGCCCGATGAAAGCGAAGCCGTACTAAAGCAATTGGCCACCTGGCTTAATGTGCCGGTCAAGGTCGTTGCGGACCCGGACGGTTCAGAAAAGGATCTGGTGCTCAAGACCATCATGCGCAAGCGCCGATTTGAAACACCCAATCCGGAAATTCAGATTTAACCAGATCACATCACATAAAAAAAGGGAGCCTTACGGGGCTCCCTTTGGGGTTTAGATGGGTTGTACGGCTTAAGCTGTTGCTTTTACCTTACGACCTCTAACCATGTCGTACATTTGGTTAACCACTTTCTGGTTCGCCTTACGACCCGTAATTACGCTAGACACATAGGTTGTTGTTACACCCATTTTAGCGGCGATCACTGCACCATCACCACGCTTTTTACGGCTAGCGATGATTTCACGCTTTTGATCTTGGCTTAATTTTGCGTAGCTCATACCTTTACGGCTTGACGTTTTTGTTACCGCAACAGTTGCTTCGACTGTAGTAGCGGCTTTTTTGCTTGTTTTGCTCATGTTATAATGAATTTTGTTTAAGATACGGTTATTATATCACAGACTAAATCGAATTGGTCGAACTTGTCGAAAATAAATAACTTTACCCAATTGACCAAACCCAAAAGGGACAAACAGGTAAAAAAATAAAAAACACATTTACGATGAAGTCAAGAATAATCAAGACCTATTCGAACTGGCTCAATGAAGCTATCGATCAGCCGGCTCAGGGCCAACAGACCGCTGACGGAATCGCTTTTATTGGAGCCTCGTGCAGTGCCAGTAATCTGGCTGATGCTGCTAAATTTGGATTTAAAAAGGATATTGTCTATACAATCACCCTACCGTACATCGGCCAGCTAATCTACTTGGACACCGACGGTAGCAAGTTCGGAGGCCCGGCGGCAACCGCAAAGATCACAATCAATCTGGACTCAACCGAAAGGGTTGCAAAACCTGGAGACGATATGCTAGAGATCAACGGCAAGAAAATCTATGAAACCGGTACAATCCTTATGAAGAAGACCGAAATCAGCGGTCCGCTTACGATCAAGGCATCCAATAACGGAATGCTTGCTCTAATCCGATTCGGAAATGCTCTTGCTGACATGTCAACCAGGTTCAAGTTCGGAATTGGCCTATGTAAGAATTACGCGGTTAAATTCACGTTGGGTAAAGCGGTTGCGGAAGCGGACGCTCGCGGATTCACTTACTATTGGGCAAAACCCGGTACTCTAGGTGGAGTCGGAAACGGCCTAATCTCAGCATTATCAATCGCAACACTTGAAGTACTTGGCCTAAAAGATCACATTGCAACAACCGATGGAGTTTTCAAAAGCTATTATGCTTGGGTTGCTGGCAAAGATTCGGCAGCTGCTTCAACCGAGATCACAAGCAAAATTGCAGGTTTCGTAAAAGGCAACAGAATGCTTACCAATGAGCCTCTACCTGATACCACTGGGGCAATGGCAACGATCACGAAGGCTGACATGCAAGCCCTAGTTCAATACGACGAACGTAACAAGAAGTTTAAATTGAAGCCGGAAGGAGCAAAACGATTAACGGAAGCGGCTACTAAAATGGTTACAGCAATCATGCCTGTTAAACCTCCAGTTGAGTTCGGAGATGTTGCTGACGTGTTCGCAGGATACGGAGAAGTTATCAAGAACGGATTGATGTACAAGGTTAATCCATATAATCTATCATACTGGTTCGAAAGCGTTCAATCAACTCATGAATGGCGTAGCGGCGGCAAGTCTCCAGGCGGAGCGGGTACAGGTGGTGCAAAACAAGGCGAAGGCCAAGTTGGAAGATAACCAACGCTAATCACATAAAAAAAAAGGGACTCAATCGAGTCCCTTTTTTATTTTTATCAGGTTAAGTTTAAAAGTAAGGATTACCGTCCACCGCTTCAATGTAGGTCAATCCGCCTTGAGTGTAAATTCTATATTTAATGAAAGGCACTGCAGTTCTGCCAGTAGCCGCTTCGCTAGATCCGCCTCCGCTAGTTGCATCATTGATTTGATCGCTGTAGAAAACGTAAGTTGTACGACTGTAGTTGATGTTATTACGATCCAAAGAGTCAGTCACCTTTACTAAGTTATCGACTCTTACTGGAACTTGACCCTTGTTGAAAGTCAAACAACTCTCCTTAAGAAATGCAATGGCTTGACGATTTTGCTCGATTGGATTAACTTGTGCGTTTGCAATTTGGAAGCTTACTGCTGCGATAATTGCGATGATTAATTTTTTCATGACTTCTTTTTTTAAATTTGGTTATACGTTATACGCAAGTTTAAGAAAACATCACGTACTTAGTTAACGTATATGTTAGACTATTAAGCCACTTCCATCTAACAGGCATCGTAAAATGTCTTTGATACCATTTAACATCACCCATCATTTTACCGTTGATTATGTAACTAAGTTTTACCAATGGTTTTAGTACAAGCCATTTTACTAACAGGAAGTAAAACCTGCGTATAACAGCATATACCCAAAAGAGGGGTTTTAGTGCTGAATTTAAGTTAAGTGCTTTTTTCATCGGTATTTCTAAATTTAAAGTTATTATATTATACTCAAGCCTGAAAAAAAGGCCAAAATAAATAAAAAATATGAAAACTTTTAAACTCTCAATAGTAGCAACTATCCTGTTATTAGTTGCCGCGAGCTTTATCGCTCCACCAAAAACCGATAAAACGGTTAGGCTCCAACACCAAGGCTATGTTGCCTATTACAGCCCAGAACTCCACTATTCGCTAAAGGTTGAATGGTGGGACACCAACAAAAGACTTGTTTGCCCGGAATCAAAGGTTCCGCGTAAGGACGAGTTCGCGCCAGACCCGCTACTTCCAGCTGAAACTACTTTAGCAAAGGACTACGTTGGCTCAGGCACGGACAGGGGACACATGTGTCCAGCTGCAGATAATCAGTGTAATGCTGAATGGCAAAGGGAATGCTTCTATTTTTCTAACATGGCTCCGCAGTACCATTCGTTGAATGCCGGAGACTGGAAGAAACTTGAGGTCCGAACTCGCGAACTTGCAACCCAATACGATTCAGTAATGGTATGGTGCGGTTCAATAGGAGTTGAGAGAAAAATCGGTACAACCTCAGTTCCGACCAAGTGTTGGAAGGTTATCTGCGTAAAGAAGACAGGTCATTGGGAAGCCTACATATTTAACAATACTCCAGAGAAACCAGTCGGCCTTGAAAAATGGGCAGTTAAAAAGGAAGAGGTTGAGAAATTAACAGGCTATAAGTTCAAACTTAACTAGTTTAGGTCACACACTAGATCACACTAGCCACACCTTAACTCATCAGTTAATAGTAACCTAATCTGAAAATTAAATCTATCTAGATCACATAAAAAATGAATTTAAAATGAGCGATTATTCTCAAAAACTAAAGGACAACTTTCATCACTTCACCGAACTACAAAAAATAGTTGGACGTTTTGGATTTCCAATCGGCGGAGGATCTTACATGATGGACGGCCAAACACTTGACTATCATGAGGCAACATTCGATAAGCAACAGTTACTATACGAAACTGCCAAGACCTGTAAAACCGCACTTGAGGTTGGTAACTATGCTGGCCACTCATTATTCATAATGTTACTGGCATCGGATGATTTAATAATTGACGCAAACGACATTAACGAGTTCGCATTCACTCAGCCGTGCATTGAGTATCTAAATTCAGTTTTTAATAATCGTATCACATACCATTCAGGCAATTCAATTGAAGTCATGCCGACTCTACAAAAACAATACAACTTGATTCACATTGACGGATGTCATCACCCAGATCACATCAATACTGAAATGGAAATTTGCGATTCGCTAAGCAAATCTGGCACCTACTTGGTGGTCGATGATATTGAAGGAGCCATTCATGGAATGACTGATCATCTTCATAAATTAAAACTGATTGAGAGACCTGAATGTCTGTGGCCGAACGCCGTATATCAATATTAATCACATAAAAAAGCCGGATATCCGGCTTTTTTGATTATTATGCTAGTCTATTGTAGTCTGATCCAGTTTTTGAACTTCATGACTGATTCATATAGAGATTCGCTAAATTTAAAACTTTTTAGGAAATCTGGAAAGTCTCTTTTGTAACCAGCTAGGCTATCGTCAGTCTTGTCGGTGGTCCATTGCCAGTTAAATGATAATACAGTAGGAGTCTTAAATCCAAAGAATTGAAGAACCTGCTTTTCTAAATCAACTGCGGCCTTTCCATTCCAGTTATGGCCTACTGCAACTACACCAGCCTCTTTATCCTTTAATAAGTTAGATTCTCCTAAACTTACGTGTCGATTTTCTAACCAAGTCAATCTTTCAATTAATTGAGTGTATATTGCATTCAATTTTCCCCAACGAACTGATCCAAAGAATATAATAATATCTGACTCAAGAATCGCATTCGCAACTTTATACATTTCGTCTGACTTATTATTAACTGATGCCCAACATCTGATATGGCCAGTTGGATTATGTTTATCATTGTCCAACTTAGCAGCCTTAACTCCGCAATGGTTACCTTTTTTAGTTGAAACGTTTCCCTCACACGAAAAGATTTTAAGCTTGGCAACATTGATTACTTGACAATCATCAAGCCTCTTAGCCAATTCATCAGCTATCATGGATGACTTTGGTAAGTCAGGCTCGCCTTCCCATCTGGTCGATGTAGTTAAAAAAACAATTTTTTTGTTTTTTTGTTTCTTTAGGTACGAATATAAAGATTTTAATTGGTCCATTAATGATAGTATGAGTTAAGTGGTTTTAGATTGGCTGTTTCTGGAACCTACCTGATTTTGTGAATTTGCAATACCTATCTTTTTCTTAGAGCTGCGGTTTTTTCTGCTGTAATTGTGCGATTTGCTGATTTGTTTTCTGAGTTGTTTGAGCAATCACATTAACTGCAGTATTTACACCCTTATTTGCTGCATAGGTCTTGGCAACCTGCTTTACTGCAAGTTCGCCAACCTCTCCGCCTGCTGCATTGGCACCAACTGCTGTCGGATTTAATTTAGCCAACAGAGACAAGAATTTCCTGATTGAGTCTGGCACCTTAACTGTTAGAAAATTAAGAACTTTATCGACACCAGTTTTGAAAGAGCCAAAGTGCTCAATTAACCAATTACCTAATGTAGAATCCTTGAGTTTTGCGAGCTGACTCCCTACCCACTTTGCAACATCTGTAATTAGCGTTAAGATTTTCTGTGCATGACTTGCTGCACCGGCTGCGGATTTCTTTGCAAGACTAATCATTGCTGGATTAGCGCCCTTTTTGAAAGCATCGGTTATTGCTTTGATTTCTAATTTAAAGGAGGTAGCTGCTGCTTGAAAAGCTCCGATTGCAACGACTGACCCTAATGTAACAATGCCCTGTAAATTAAGGGACATTTTTTCAATAGGGCTCTGGGTTAACTCAGACTGAATCCAATAACTTATTGAATGAATAAGGTCGATTACTGCCCCTGAACCTGGCACAACTGAGTCAGCAACAGCGCTAACCACGTCTGCGGTTAAATGCGCCCAATCGCCAAGGTCCAAATCTTCATTGAGTTCTTGTTCACGTTGTGAGACCCAGTCATTATATTCTAGTAAGTACTGCATTTTATATTAAGGTTCTTCGTCTAAATCCTCATCGTCACTAAGACCCAATGCCATTGAATTAAAAGAATCCCATTCTCTGATTGCATCTTTCATTGTCTTGTTAAGCTCGATCAATTCAGTTTTTAGAGTTTCAATCTTGGTTTTATCAGCTTCCTCAGTTGGATTCTTACGAGTTTCATCTGGGATTTCCAAGAATTCTTCTTGTTTTGATTTGAAAGCTTTAATTGCTTCTCTACGAGCCGTGTCTAGCGTACGATACTGTTCTATTTCAGACTCAACTGAATCGATAGGCATTTCACCAGTTGCGTCCATTGCTGGAGTTTCTTCAGTTGGCATTTCTGGCATTGCGGTAGCTGGAGTTTCGGCTCCTGCTTCAACCTTTTCAGATTCATCAAGCCATTGTTGATACGTATGGATCATTATCTTTGTGTTTTTTTGTTATTTATCTGATTGCCGAATAAATAAACTAAATGAAGACGTTACTTAAATTTAATGATTGGCTACTTGAAAATGCCGCTCAGCCTAGACCGTTAAAGAAAGTTGGTGATTTGGGAATTAATCGTAAATTTGGTAGGAATCCACACACTGGAGACAAGTACGAAACTGAACTATTTCCAATGTTCAGAAGACTTAAACCTAGAATTGAAGCCTTGCCAAAGAAACCAACACTTGAAGAATTTTTTGCAATGTTGCAAAATTCAGACAACCAGTTCTATTCAATGGTACAAGCGGATACGCTGGCACAACCTGACGTTAGGGAACTTTGGAGAGACCTAACCGGCCGCCGTGCTTCAAAAATGAAGAAGTACAATTTGACTGAGAGTTCAGATGAAACTTCTGGAGAGCCTAGTGCCTTTTGGAGAAGTGAGATTGATCCAAGTTGGAAGATCTTGGTTCTCTGGCCAGAGGATGAACTTTACGGACATGTTGCAAAGATGTTTGACTGGTTGGGAACAGCATTCGCTGACCTAAATTCAAAAACAGTATTCATAGATGGAGTTCAGGTCGAGCATCAAAACTTAACACAGGACCATCTTCTTGCAATTGAGGCTCATGAAATTTCTCACTCATTGTTAAATCATCATGAATCAAATCGTCTTGCTAAATACGATGAAAGGCAAGAAAGGGAAGCCGATTGGTTGGCAATCCGAATATTAGATCAATTAGGATTTGGAAAGGCCTCAGTTCTTTTAGAAGAACGCTATAAAAACTACTATGACGAATCATCGTCAGAACTTGAGAACACCGACGAACTTGAGAGATCACTCGAAGAGTACGTCAAATAAAAAAACTAGATGGCTATGACACTTCCTAAAATCGGAGACATTAAGAAATTCTCCTTTGGTGAAATGACCTCTAATGACAATGGTAAAACCTCTGCGACTTCAACGTCTGGAGCCTATATCATTTTCATCGGCGGTCTTTGCTTCTTTCTAGGATGCATCGATAAGATGTTTCTAGATAAGTCGATTGACATCATCAATCAATCTGTGATGTTCACAACGATTGGTGCTGCACTACTTGGAGTTAAGAATGTGATTAACGGCAAACGACCTAAAGCTGAAAACGCTGAGGCTGTTAAACCTGAAGCAGAACAACTTAATTCCTAATTGAATTTCTTGAGAAAGACAAAACCGCCCAAGTGGCGGTTTTTTTATTTGGTAAATCTACCGATTGAATAAATTTGGCGCTTAACGTCGGCTGATAGTTCTTGAACTATTACTCCCATTTTTCTGTTTGCTGCATGCACAAATTGCCCGTTTCCAAGATAGAATGCAACATGCCAGCCAGATGGGCTTTGTCTGCTCATGAAAAAGAGTAGATCGCCTATTTGTAAATCACAAAAATCTACCTTAGTTGATTCTCGGTATTGTGACTTGGCTGTTCTTGGGATAAGTATTCCCAAATCCATTAAAATTCTTTGAGTGAACCCTGAGCAGTCAATTCCAGCTTTAGTAGTTCCACCGTATCGATAAGGTTTACCTATCCAAGGTTTAACTAATGAATCGACTTTCCGATTCTCTATTTTGGTTTGGCTCTGACCTAGAGTCATGAACCCAATGAATAATATGATTGTTAAGAATAATACTTTCATAATTTGTAACGTTTTTAATGACCTGTAATTGATTGATAATATTCCCAGAGGTCCTGGCACTTTTCATACTCCTCTTTACTTTCTAGATATTTTATTATGGTTAGGATTTCATTCCAGTAGACTGAGGTGATTCCCTTTTTATAAACATCGTTATATTTCTTGATCCATTCTCTTTCTTGACCATCTTCTCTTTCTTGACCATCTTCTCTTTCCGGTAATGAGTTTGTCATTATAGTATCCCATTTTTAGGCGAGGCTTTACCTCTATAGTATATTTAACGTCCAAGTCCAGTAACTTGGTAAAGCACTCAACGAAGTCGGCTGTGTGTAAACTTAAGACTGACATATAATTATCATCTCGATATCCACCGAATAACGCGCATGCAACAGGTAGAGGTCGACCCAATATTTCATCCATCTCTTTCACCCAACTCCAAAAAAGAGTTGAACAAGCGACCCAATATTCAGTTTCGCATTGGCTTCCTAAATTATCATCAGCATGCGAATCTGCACCATGGCACCAAACCACATATTGGATTTTATTTTTAATGATCGCATGCTTCAATCTCTCTAACCATTTCGCTAAATCTGCCAAATAATCTGAATCAAGGCCGACCGGATTAATATTGAAATCTTGCGGAACTGCTGCATTTAAGTCTTTGCAAAATGATCGGCTGTCCTCTATTGAATTACCGAAATGACCATCTAGATCAAGATATGCACCGCTTGCTCCAAACTCCTTGTAAATCTTTAGTGAAGCAATCACTTGGCCGCTAAACGTACAGAATCCACTTCCGCCGCTTGGGCGTGCATGGTGAAATCCGCTGGTTGGGCTAAAGCTAACCTCTTCAGGATTCACTATTGAATTTCGTATCGCTGCATGTAATGATGCATTCGTGTATCTCACGGATTCTGCGAATTGCTTTGACCAGGCCAGCCCGTTTGAGCTGCAACGACCTGTACCTTTAAAGAATTCATCAATATAGCCTTTTTCGTGAGCTAATTTAAAATCGGTTTTAGAATAGGGCTCAAATCCATCAGTCACTGAAAAATGATTAATTAGACCCTTTTGGCTAAAGTATTCTAATAGCAATTTCGGTTTTAGCGGAGACTTACTGTAGTTAGAGTAAGAGTCCTGAGCTAAAACTTGACGATTGTCATAGAAAGTTTTTATTTTTCGGGTTCTCATAATATTATTATACCAAAAAGGAGCTAACAGTGTTGTTAGCTCCAATCGGCAATCAAAAGTGTAATATTTAGTAGTAAAGATATTATACTTAATTAGTCGATCGATTTGCTATTCTTAAAAAACTTATCCAAATTTTCCATGTGCTTAAATAATTCGTCGGCGGTCAACGGTGGAAGATTTGAGAGTTCGGATAACTGAACCATTCGGTTGGCAAACGCGTACATCACCAATTCACCAAGAAGACCTCGCATGAAATCGAAAAGACTCCAACCCGCGATTCCGCTAAACTCAGTATCGTCTGGATCTTCTGCTCGATAGAGCTCCAATAGATCATCAATCACTAATTCCGATTCGAGTAATTGCTTAATATTAATATCTAATACTGAATGAAACGTATCATCCTCTCCTTCTGGGTCAAGCTCATCAATATCTAATGCCATTAGCGTTGGGTAAATATCCACAGATTCTTCATCTCCTTCTACTGGTTTTATTTCGCCAACCCAGATCAGGCACACTGCGTCAACCTTCACTTTAGATTTTTCAATCTTGGCCGAGTTCAATAATTTTACAAGCTCATCAAAAGGAAGTCCTCTCATGTAGTTAATGAATATGAAATTTAGCTGATCAGTATAAGGTTCAAGAAGTTTGATAACGTCTCGAATCGTGACCTTTGGTTCAATGAATACTTCATACGGCAAATACCAGGAAATAGGTAAGTCAGACTCAGTGATACTTCGGTCAATCCACTTTTCACTAGATTCATCCCAAAATGAGATTAAAATTGATTTCTTATTGAATGTTATCTTTTGCATACTGCATCTTTTACTATGGAACGATCATCGGTTCCGAAAATAAATAACTCAAAGTAATTTTTATATTCATGATAAATTCATTTATTGACATGGTCAACGAATCTAATCTAAACAAAGATGGTCTAGTTGACGAAATGGGAGTTAAAAGACCTGAAAGACTTTCAGGTAGTCAAATGGGAACAATTCGTCAAGAAACCATTAGACGAAGAGAGCAAATGGCAAATCGCCCACCCGCTAGATCATTCACGCAAGTTGCAGCAGAGTTGGAACAAGCTTTGAAGAATATTCCTAGGACTCAAATAACGATGGAAAAACCTTTAAACACTAGGAATTATTATCCTAAGTTTCCACAAGAAATAGTTGTCTTGATGAATGAATTAAAGGGGATCGATGAAAACCGATTCACGAGTACTTTTGGCTATTGGAGAGATGTTTATCCAAACAAGAGTGACTCAATCCATTTTAGAACAGATCCACCTTCGGTTTCTCAAAGAAGTCATTTTCCAAATGGAGGAATTCCAGTTGGCCTTAGGGGCACAGGTTTAGGCTATAAGCTTTACCGAACCCTGTTAAAATACGCAGGTTACATATCTTCAGATCGCTCAGGTACTAGAGAAAAGGATAAAGCTTGGGGATCAATGTTAGATTACAAAGCAAATCCAGACGGATCTCCTTCAGAAGATGATTGCCACGCAATCATCGGGCCTTCAAATTGGATGGCCATTGATAAAACCACTTTACCTAACAGAGACAAAGTTGACGTTGCTCAAGACTTCATAACTGGCACAATCGGTTTGAATCAGACAAAAAGTGATCGTTTCGATATAGACGACGAACTTCTTGCAATTTTACCTGATACATTCTTAACTCAACTTCATCCAAGTTATATCGATGAGCTTGTAAATCAAGACAGATTAACTCCTGAAAGAAAGGACCAGATCATCGCTGCTAGAACCGAATCTCAACGCCTTGAAAGAGAGAGAGCTGAACGTGAAGAAACTGAACGCCGTGAACGTCAATCACGACAAGAGGCTGAGACTCGTCAACGCCTTGCTGATAGAATCCAGCGATACGGTGCAGATCCTGATGCTGACTGGAATCTTGGAGACTTCATAGTCGTTAAGAATTACCTATACGACTCAAGTTACCGAGCTCTACCGATTCGTAGAGTAGTTGCACAAAACGGCAGTAGTTACGTTGCGGTTAAAATAGCAGATGCGATTAGAATTGACGCTGGTGAAATGTCGCCGGGTCAAGTAGGCGATACTAGAACAACTACTGATAAAACTAATTGGGTTAAAGTTAATTTAGAAAGTATTCCTGATCTTGATGCAGTTCACTTAACTTCTCTCGAAAAAAGATACATCCAGTCTCTATTGGACCCGGAAGAACTTGAAAGACGTAGAGAAGCTGAAAGGGACGCTGAAAGACAGCGAGTCGAAAGAGAACGTCAAGAGAATACTGAGAGAGCTGCATCAAAAGACACCTTCGGCGTGTTACCGACAAACGGTCGTGATTTAAAGCAGTTGACAATTAATAGACCTTCATTACAATCAATCGATCTATTAAGGAAAGCGAGAACTGGCGATTTTGTTAAGTTCATACTGTTAGCTCCATCTCAAAGAGACCAACTTAGAGGTTATGCCGGAATTCCAGTATTTGCAGCATTTAAAAGAACAGGCCCTGCGGGTAGATCGGTTAGACCAATTGAGACACCTGAAGAATTAATTTCAAATCCACAAAATGCTGTGATAATCAACTTGGTAACAGGTAAAGCAATTCAACCTCCATTCACCGGGCTTGGCCTAACTGCTTATCGAGTTGAGCCGGTTACTGAAGATGATAAGCTTAGAGCACGAGGCGGAGATCATTACTACATCGCGAATCACATGAACAACTGGGGAATCCTAGCCAAATGCCATTACACAACCAGAAATACTGCAAATCAACCATTCATCTACATGAATACTTTCGGTGGAGGAGAGAGACCTACTGCAGTTCGTCTTGACCTATTGAGAAAGTTAGTTGGAGATCCTATTGAATTATAATAGGAGGATGCATTTCGTAAAACTTGGAGAGCCTCTCTCTAAATTTAAAGTAGTACTCACGCATCTCGCTTGAGTCCATTCTGAAGTGCTGAGGAGCGATGGTGACCTCATTTGAGATCCAAATTCTACACGTAACTGCCTTTACCTGCATTCTATCCCAAACGGCTACCGAATATGCGGCCACTTGATGTTTATAATCTTCAATCCATTTCTCGTCCTTTGGTTTACGAGCTGTCTTGAAATCAACTATTGCCACATCATTAGTTATTAATTCTGACACGTTATCCACGGTACCGGCAAATCCACCGTCTCTAGCGGTCCATAAGAATTTCTCCTGAGCAATCACTCGTTTAATTTCATCGAATGAATTTGACTTTATGAAGTTATAGAAGAGCATTCCGCCGACTATTTTTGCTCGATTATCAAATTGATCTATCTCATCGTCTAGCCTGGCCAGGGACAAAGCGTCCTCAAGCCTGTCCTTGACCGACATTGATTGGGGTAGGTTAAGATAAATTTCGCACAGTCTGTGCATAACGGTTCCACGGTTAGCAGCGTCTTTACCTATTTGATCAGCCTTTTGATGGCCAACTCTGTTTCGCCAAGCATCTAGCCCAGTCTTATCGGAAGTTTCACCCAGGACTGAGGTTACACTTGGGAATGTTCCGACTATTCCTGTCGAATCCGACACTTGGTAGTATCGAAAACCATTCATTACAACTCTCTTTATTGATTCTGCCATCGGATAAATAACTTTACAATATATTACACAAGAAATATGGAAAGTTTAAAAATGATTAAGTCGTTCAGAGACTTCAAGTCAATGAACGAAGGAACGTTTAAAGACTGGTTAACCGGTAAAAGCGAAGAGGGCGAGGCAAAAAAGAAGGAAACTTCTGCCAAGCAAGGAATAACTGACGATAACTTATCTGACTTTTACAAAACGTTAGAAGATTTTGCAAAAGCTGGCAAATCAATTGTTGTTCAAAAACAGGGAGAAATGCAATACTCTAAAATGGTAGAAAACATTCAGGCGGCTTTAACTTTTTTAGGTTATCCGTTTCCTAAATGGGGAGTGGACGGATATTTTGGACCAGAAACAGCAGCAGCTGTTAAAAAGTTCAATGAGGACACTAAAAAAGACCAGGGAATCTAATGATTAGATCGTATACTGATTTTAAAAAGTCAATATTTGAAGCGGCTCAAGCTGACGAACTCCGAGATAAATTAAAGGATCTTGGATATTCTGAAAAATCCAAAGAACTTAGTAGCGGTGGTGATATTACTGCAGATATAGCTAAAATTGCGGAAGTAGTGCTTGATGAATTTAAGAAAATTGCGCCAACCGTAAAGATTACGGTAACTAGTGGAAATGATGCATTTCATCATAACTTATCGTATGTTAGCCGTCATACTAAAGGACAAGCAATAGACCTTACGGTCAATCCTAACACAGCTGAGACTCGTCAGCAACTAAAGTCAGTCTTAGATAGAGTATCTGATGGTACTTCAGGTTTTAGTTACATTGATGAGTACTCTAACCCGACGAAAGCTGCTACTGGCGGACACTTCCATTTATCTTACGGAAACCATGCAGAAAATTCAAAAACGGCTAATGCAAAGACTGACGATCCAATCGAGGTTACTGGATTGACTGGCGTAGCTGCCGCTGATTCGACTGAATCTGCTGCTAGCGTTATTATTGACTCTGATTTGATAACTCGACTTATTAGTAAGTTAAAGGAAAAGAATTTTTCAGAAAAGGATTTAGCCAAATTCGCAGAACTTAAAAAGGCTGACTCAGGTAAGGCTATTGAACTTGATGTTAAAGACTTTGACGGAATCGTTGGAAAGGTTATTGATAATCTTGAAGGCGGATACTATCATCCTGACATGTTAAATGACGGTCGAGTAAAAGACTCAAGATACAGTAATTCTGGAGAAACGATGATGGGTATTGACCGTAAAGCAGGCGGTACAATCAATACAACACCTGAAGGAATTAAATTTTGGGATCTAATTGATTCAGCAAACGCAAGATCGGAGTGGAAGTGGGGATATCGCGGAGGTTCTCTTGAGCCTCAACTACGTGAGCTTGCTGGTAAAATGATTAAGCGTTACTACGATACGTATGCTACGAAATACTTATCTGGAGCAGCTTTAAAAATTGTTAACGAGAACCCCAAACTTCTTTTCAATTTTGTGTATTCAGTATGGAACGGTCCAGGCTGGTTCGATAAATTTGCAGAAGAAGTAAACAAAGCAGTTAGCAGCGGAATAACTGATCCTGAAGAACTTGCTACACTAGCTGTTAAACGTAGAACAAATAGCGAAAATAGTTTAATTGCTCAGGGCGGCAAAAAGATTGCCAAGTTATTAGACGTGCAAGTCGATTAATCTTGGCCTAATTTCAATTCACCAACCTTTTTTGGAATCTTAACGATTTCTCCACCTATCCATTCAAATCCATCAAGGTTAGAAGTCTTCATTGATTTAAGTAGGCCTTCGTATTCCATGCCAGTTTCATAGTAATTTGCAACGAACCATGCAATTCTTTCCTCATAAGTGAGTTCACGGTTAGGATCGTTGCGGTCTACTAAATAATACTCGCGGTTAGGTTGATCAGCATCTCCAGTTTCAAGAGCTTGCTTAATCCATTCAGCGTGAATTAGGATTTCACAAGTTGCAATTTTCATGTCTTGAGAAATGCCTCCAGTATCTGGATCGATATCTCTAAATCTTATTTCTATCATATATTAATTACTTAAAGGTAATTTAATTGCCGGGTGTGATTGATAATTTTCAAGTTGAAAGTCAAATATGTCAAACTCTTCAAATAATCGTTCGTCATTGGGATGATTATATTTTTCAGGGTAACCCACAATTTTTAATGTCGGTAATGGGTATGGTTCTCTAGTTCTGTTCGGTATATTATTCTTTTTAAAAAATTCATCATAATTTGCTTTGGATAATTCATCAAAACTCATTACATTATTTTTAACTAAAGATAACCTTTCTTCCAAACTCAACTCTCTACCAATCTGCTCCTTTGCTTGTTCAATATGGTTTAAGTATAAGTGTGTGTCACCTAAATTTCCAATCAATTCATCAGGAACCATATTAACTGCTTTAGCAATGATTTCTAACAACAACCCATAAGAAGCAATGTTAAATGGTAATCCTAATCCTGTGTCTACTGATCTTTGATTCCACATTAAAGAGATTGCTCGTTTAGGATATCCATTATCATCTAACCATTTAGAGTATGAATAATCTCTATCCAAACTATCGTTATGACCAAATAAATCACATCTTTTTTTATGACTCAACTCTCTTGTATAAACTTGAAATCCATAATGACAAGGTGGAAGTACAGATGCATCTAAATCAGCTGGATTCCAAGCATTTACCATCAAACGTCTTGAATCTGGATTTGTTTTAAGGTCGTTGATTAGGTTTGCGATTTGGTCTATGGTCTGTTTTTCCATATATCTCAACCCATTGCCATTAGGTATTTCCAAATCATGATTAACCCAACTTCTCCATTGCTTACCGTAAATTGGACCTAATTCACCCCATTTCTTAGCAAACTCATCATCTGTTTTGATTTTGTTGATGAATTCTTCTTTTGTGTAGGGTCTTCCTTCTGGGTGTAAATGTTCTTTATTCATAAGTTTATTTTTTATATTTCCATTTGTATCCTAACGCAGTTTCACCCTTTCCTTTACAACAATTAGTTATTGTACTAGAGCTATATTTTTTAGCGTTAAGGTATCTAACTGCGTCTGCCGCTGATTTGTGTTCCATAATAATGTTACCTTCCAAATCAAGCTGTAAAACAGGTTTTTTATTTTTTTCGTGTACTATATTTAAAAATTTAGAATAATCGGTATGTCTATTTTCAATTAATTTCTTCCAATCTGTATTATCTTTTATTTTTCTTATTCTTTCTGGATTTGAATAATCTATAAGTTTAGATCTTTCCATAAAGATTTTCTTTCTTTCCTCCTCAGTTAAACCAACCCCGTTTAAATGATCGGCTCTTCCTTTTTTATGAAACACTGGGTTATCATAATTTATATACTTTGAAGTATCCCCACCATCTCCTTCCTCTACTTTAAGATTGGCAAATTCTTCGGATTCAACAATGTTTAATTTTATTGAAATTTCTTTAGACTTTATTTTAAATTCTTCCAGATTGTCAGTTTCAAACAAAATTTCTGTTTTTATCTCATCTGTTGAAATCTCGTGTTTTTTTAGGTGCCTTAGCCATATTTTTCCGCTACCTATGTATTTGTAAGGATCCTTGGTAGTTTTTCCTAGGTATTTAAGACCAAGAGGGGAAGTTTTAAGATAAAGAATGTATTTTTCCATAGATTTTTATTTTATATATCTTTGGCGATGCTAATAAAAATTACTTATCTTCTTCCTTATATTTTTCACATTCTTTAAGATATGCTTGATAGCAGTCCCCAGTCCAGATGTTGCAATCATTGTCAAGTAAGTACTTTAAGTCACTTCGGCCTTTTAAAAACCATAGTAGTTCTGTTACTATCCCATTAAAATAAAGTTTTTTAGTGGTCAAAATCGGAAATCCTTCAGACATTTTGTGTCTAATCTGGCGACCGAAAACAGAAATGGTTCCAGTTCCTGTGCGGTCTCCTTTTTGTACACCATTATCAAGAATGTCTTGTAACAGGTCCGTGTATGTTTTATCTAAATTATTCATTATTTGTTAAAGATTTAAGTGCCATTGCTTTTAATTCTTCGATGTCCTTTTCAGTAGAGTTGAGCGCATTATAGCATTCAAACTCAACTCGATCAATGCCTGACTCTATTAGAGCCAGCACGTTATAGTCAGGAAGCTTTTCAGTAAGCATTTCGTAGTGTATTAAATACTTATCTTTCAGCTCTGGCGAATTTGGGAATCTTATTAAGAAGATTGGTTTTACTTGCATATAGGTTAAAGAAATATTTCTCGCCAAGGACCTTCGTTCTTCCAAAATTCGTAGGTGTCTCCGTCCTTTGGGCCATTATCCTTTGGCTTAATTTGTTGAATTATTTTGTCAGCTTTAGCGGCCTCTTTAGCTGAGAGCAGATTCTTCCAATCACAGTCAATTCCGTCTATCACAGAATCATCAAAGTTTTTAACTATCCCGGTCTGGTCGATTGTGATCCACTTCGCGGAGTCCAATACGAACCACGTGGTACCGGTCGTTATTCCATATAGGAAAAGCGTCCGCGACTCAGAGAGCTCTCCATGATCAGAGACTAGCTTATCGAATACTAAATTGCCAACGTCTATTATGTCTTGCATTACTTATTATACTATGATTGTAGTTCCGGAACCCAATGAGTTGTGCGACCGTCTGGAGTCTCTTCCCTAACCACTTGATTTCCTAATGGATCTTGTTTTTGTGCGTACACTTCAAATTCAAATGTGAAGCTGCCTGACTCACCGGTTACTTGACGATAGTTTCGAATACTGGCTCCTCCCTGTTCGTATGAGGCTCGCATGATCAGTTTTCCCCAATTCCAAAGTTGGCAAATCTCATCTTGAGTTAGGTCTTTTACAAGTCGATACGGTGATATTCTACTACGATACAACATTTCGCATTTGATGTAGTTACCGACTCCAGCAAAGAGGGACTGATCCATTAGCGCTTCAGCAACGGTTTTCTTTTGAGCCATAGGTAGTTCAACCCTTCTAATAAAATCGTACATGCTAGAGGTCTGGTCGTTCAGCATGTCAAGTCCCAAACTTGATAACTTCTTTGGCAGCTCCGCAATCCTTGTGAATTTTAAGGTTCCGAATCTACGCTGATCAACGAAATATAGAGAAGCGCCATCATCAAATCCAATTCTAAAGTGACTGTGCGGTTGTTTATCGGTTGACCAGTATCCGCTCATTCCCAGCGTTATCCAGAGACAGGTCTCGTCATTAAACTCCAGCCAAATGAATTTGCCTTTGACTCCACCGCCGATCACACGAACGGGCACGACAGGCTTGACTTCAAGATCAGGGGCTCTTTTTAGGAACCGCCCTCCCAACACTTCAAATTGAGTAATTGTTCGATTTTGAGAGAATTCCGAAATTCCTTCGTAAACTCTTCTGCATTCTGGACCTTCTGGCGGAGGCTCGTCTGAATTAATTGACATATTATTTCTTTTTAACTTTTTCTAATAAATTCTATAACTTTCTCACACATTTTAGATGCACTATAATCTCTACGTTCTGTTACTTCTGAATACAAGAAGTCTAATATTTGTTCTTGTTGCCATTTAGCACCTTTTATAAAAGATTTTCTATGTCCTAGCAAATGTAAATTTTCTTCTTCACAAGCACCTGTTCTACACCATTCAGTATCTATTAATGGAAATTCTTTTTTAGCAGCTTCTTCTATTGTTTCTTGTTTCATATTATTTCTTTTTTACAATTTCAATTAGTTTAATTAAACAAGCAAGTTCTGCTTCTTCGTGAGAATCTTTGTCTTCAAAGTGCCACATATGTGCTGGGTTATTCATTGTTCTACCTGAAACAAGATAACTATATTGAGGTTTATCCCAATCACCAAACATATTAATAGTATGGTATAATTTATGTTTCTCTCTAAACCATCTAAATGCTTGTTGGTATAGTGGTACTGCATATTGTTTACCTAATTTTACATAAGAGTTTTTGTATACTTGTATACTATTTTCATCTTCTTGAGTCATTAAGATAAGCTGACCTTGGTGGTTATAAAATCCTAAACAAGGTTCATCAAATCCTAGTTCTTTAAGAGCTAATGCTTGCTCATATGGAATAAATTCTTTATTCATAATTATTTCTTTTTTTATATTGTACCATACTTTAAATAAATCTTTACCCCAGTATTCAGCTCCTTGATGTGTATCATAAAATGTCGCAAAAGAAATCATATCTTCCTCGCTATACATTCTATCCATTTGCCATTTAGCACCTTTGATAAAACCTAATTCATATTTTGGAAAATCATATAAATATTCAGAATTTTTAAAAGATTCTTTAGCAGCTTCTTCAAGTGTTTCTTGTTTAGGTTCTAATGCACCTTTCAAACTCATATAGTTAACTGCTCTTTGTTTAGCTTCTTCTAATACTTCTTGTTTAGGTTCTTCTTTTATTAAAGTTTCATTCCAATCATAATATAAATCAGGAAATTTTTTGTTTAATTCATTGGCTAAATCTAATGCTTCTTTTTGAGTGTTAAATTGACCTTTAATAATAAATTTACCATTTTCTCTACCTACCGTATTGTAATAAATTTGTTTAGGTTCTTTAAGTGTTTCTTGTTTATTCATAATATATTTTTTTAGCTTTTAATTCAATAAGTTCTTTTTCCATTTTAGAAGATTGTCCTCCATAAGGGTCTTGCATTTCAAAGCAATCATTATTATTGTATAATCTTTCGTAGATACAAGTACCAAACTTATAGTAATATAATTGTGGATTTTTTCTAATTGACTTTAAAAAAGATTGTTGGTTTTTAATATCTTCAATTAGTTCTTCTAATAATCTATTTTTTCTTGTTTCTTGTTTAGGTTCTTCTTTTAATTTATCTAACTCTTTAGAAAAGTTTTCAATATGTTTTAGTGTTTCAGGAATTGTTTTACCTAAATGAGTTGCAACCTTTTGAATAATATATTTAGGTTCTTCTTGTGGAATGATGATTTTATACATATGAAATACTTTATCATCAAAAAATACATTACCATAATCCGCAACTTTAACTTCCTCACAACTTGGATTTTTAACAAACCATTCTAAGAACTCATCATCAATACCTTGAACTCCAGCTTTGATTAAATCTTGGTCTGTTGTTAGGATGATTTTTTTCCATCCTCTTAAACTACCTTTACCAATACATTTTATAACAGATGGTTCTCTTTCTTCATTAAAAAGCCAATCTCCTTCTTTAATTTCTTCATCATTAGTGATGTAGATGTTTTGAGTAAGCCAACCTAATTCTTCATCATTTGTAAATTTTAATGGAGATAATTTTAATTTATCTTTAATTAAATACAACTTACTTGGTTTATCCGTTGGTAGTAT